GCGCCAATCGCGAGGCCCTGGAACGCACCCAGCACCGTGAGCACGCTGGCCACGATCGGGGCCAGCACCGTGAAGCTCACCGCCAGCAGGGCTAGGCCGCCAACGATGGCCTGGATGGGCCCGGGCCAATTGGCAAAGCCATCAACCACCAGCGTGAGCACGGTGACAGTGGCATCAAGAGCCGGCAACAGTGCGACGGTGATCCCAGTGGCCAGGGCGCCGACCTTGCCGCCCAGCATGGCCAGCTTGTCGTTATATTCGTCGGCTTTTTCTGCAAAGGCGCCGGTCATCTTGACGCTAAGCGATTCGATGGCGGCGCCGCCTTCGTTCAACATCGGAATCATCTCGGCGCCAGCCTTGCCAAATAACTGCATCGCCAGCGCTGTTTTCTCCACGCCGTCAGGCATGGCCTTGAACTTGCTGGCAATCTCGAGAGTGACTTGATCGGCGGTCTTCAGGTTGCCGGCTGCATCCTTGGCGCTCACTCCCAACGTCCTCAAGGCAGCTGCCGTGGGGCCCTTGCCGGTCTCGGCGGCTTCGTACATGCCCTTGCTGAGCTTGCCGAGCGCCTTGGCCACCGAGTCGATGTCGGTGCCGCTGGTGGCCGCCGCTTTGTTGAACCGGGCCAGGGATTCCACGCTCACGCCGGTACGTTGGCTGAGGTCGTTGAACGTGTCGCCCGCCTCGATCGTCCTGCCCACCAGCGCCGCCAGGCCGCCCACGGTGGCCACCGGCGCCAATGCGCCTAGGGCCCCACTCAGCGGGCCGATCCTGCTGGTGAGTGTCTGCGCGGCGCCCTCCACCTGCCTGAACTTGCCCTGCAGCGCTGTGATCTGCTCGCCGCCAGTGACCTTGGCGGCGATCCTCAGCAGGGCATCCATGTTCATGGCCATCAGCTTTTAGCCCCCTGATTCAGAATCTCGGCCTCGATCACCTGCACGTCTTCCACGACTTGGCCCAGGTTCTCCACTGAATACAGGCTACCGATGGCGATCAGCTCGGAATAGATCAGGCCGGTGCGGTGGCCGTTGTCGGTGCGCCACTGGGTCTGGCAGCGCATGAAGAGCTCCGCCGCCGGCCAGTTCTCGGGCCAGACTTCAAAATGCTCGGGCTCTTGCGTGCCGATCAGCTCGGCAACGGCCTCAGCGTTCAAGCCCAGGCCTTCGGCCTCTTGCCTCAGCCGCTCTGTATCAACTGGCCTTGCGCCGCTCAGCCAATGCCGCGCGGCGCCTTGGAGTTTCCCCGCTTGGCTCCCTCCAGGCTCTCGGCCCAGGCATCGCACACGGCCTGGGCCACCCCCTGGATTCTCAGGATTTTGTCCTTTGATGCGGCGGTGAAGCCCAACCGATCGCCCTCGTCGTCGGTCACACCAGACCAACCGACCAACACCTCGGCCGCGATGGTCCGATGGTTGACCCCTTCCAGTTCAGGGTCATCCTCGCCGCGCTTCAGGAGTGCTGATCGCCTTGCTGATGCCACCAGTAAGTAGTCGATCCGCTCCTGATCGAGAAAGGCAAATTCAGCGGTAAAGCTATAGCTTTCGTTGGCCAGCTTGCCGGCCACTTTCCATTCGTAGCTAGTAGCGACGGAGAGCTTGAATCCCATGGGGTGGTGGTGTAGTGAAGGTTCAGAATCACCAGCCTGAGCCGCCTGGCTCAGGTGAATGTCAGGGTCATGGAATCGGTGGCGCCGGGGGCGCTGTTCTTCCCGACGAACGGCAGCTGCAGGCCATAGGTGCCGCCGAGGTCCACCTCGGTGGGTGCTCCGAACACGGCATAGGGGATCGTCGGGATCACCCTGTTGCCGGCGGCGGTGCCATGAGTGAGCGTGATGGCCTGGCGGGTGCCGTTGGTGCAGAGCGCGTAGGGGTTGAACGTGGCCAGGTCAGCCGGGCGCACGATGGTGATCGTGCCCGAAACGACGTGATTCACGATCTGGACCTCTTTGCTGCAGCCGGCATAGTCCCGGAAGAACAGCTCAGGCTCCAGGGTCAGAGTCATCGACTGCACGCAGACCGCGAGGTCGCCGATGGTGGCCGTCGCGGTATTGGCAGCATCGAACACCACCGGCGCCGCCTGGTTGCTGATCGTCGGCGTCGGGTTGGGAACGTTGGTGGGCTCAACGTAGATCCCCGTCCTGTTGAAGGTGATCCGGGGCACCTCGCCAGATGTAAAGGTGATCTCAAAGCCACCGCGGCAGCCAAGCGCCTGGTGGCGCTGGCCGTCGCCAAAGAACATCAGCTCAGAGCTGGCCAGGCTCTCAGCGGTGATCAGGTTGTAGGTGTTGCTCGTGGCCGACACGGTGGTCAGGTTCATCCCCGAGCCGAGCAGCAGGTGGCCGTACTTCGGCGCGGTGCCGGCGGTGCCGGATCCGCTGAGCTCGATGGGGATGCTGGCCTCCACTTTGCGCCGCGCGATCAGCGGTGAGAGGGTGGAACCAAACGAACCATCCAGGATTTCCCGATCCAGCGAATCAGCAGATAGAGGGGTGATGCTCACATCAGCCAGCGTCACCAGGTAGTCGGTGCCATTGGTGCTGGCCGTCTGCCCGTAGGTGGTTTCACCCCTGGAGCAGACAAGAGACCTCCGGTAAAGAGACATTAGGAATCACCAAGAACGGGGGTTGATTGGGCGGAAAGAGAAGCCTGTTCAGCTGCGCAGACCGGCTCAGCCGCTGCAGTCACCAGGTCCCAATCCTTGCCGTCCTTGGAGAGCTCAAACTCTCCCGGCTCGGTGGGCGGCGGTGGCAGCGGCTTAGGAGAGGCCATCCTCAATGTTCAGCTGGAAGGTTTGATACATCACAGCGTAGGAACACCGCAGCACTCCAATCTCGCCGCTCACCCGCTCGGTCTGGCGGCCGGTGGGCATGATCCCGATCACCCCGGGCAGGCTGGGCACGCCGGTGGCCTCGGCCATCAGCAGCTCATGGGCCCGGACCCAGATCGGATCGGCCAGGAGGGTGAGGGGCGTGCCGCTGATCAGGATGTCCACCTCCAACGGCATGGTGGTGGTCAGGGTCTTGTGGGTCGTAGCAGCGTCGCTCTGGGTGTCCCAGTCCAGCGCCACCGCTGGCAGCTCATTGCGGGCCAGGGCTTCGGCCCGGTCGCGGTAGACGGTGGCCGCAGCGGCGCCGGTGAGACCAGCCTCAAGGATTGCCTTGGTGCCTGCGAGGATGCCTTCGGATCGGCTGGTCATGGCTTGCGCTGCTCCTGCAGGGCCACGCCGAGGGCCACGTTGGCGGCGGCGGCCCAAGCGGCCGAGGCGCCTGCCAGGGGGGCTTCACAGTTGGGCCTGTTGGCACGCAGGCAAACAATCCACCCGGCGGTCAGCAGGGTTGCCCCGGTCACCAGGCATGCCCCGGCGAACGACAAGCAGCGGCCTAGGAACTGGGTCATAGCTTTCCCGCCCTCAACCGGTCTTCGTGGTCGTCGAGGGTGGTTTTGTGCTGCGCGAGCATCTCAAGGATCCGCCCCTCGAAGCTGCCCAGCCCCTTGGAGATGCTCCAAAGCGCCTTGACGGCGGAGCTGGCCAGGGTTGCCGTTGCCAGTCCGACGCCGGCCAGGGCGATAGTCTCGGCAACTCCCATTTTGTAAGCGGTGGCTGCGATCAGGCTAGGGAGCCTGAGCCGTCGGGGTCACACCGTTGGGGCGGGTCATGGGATAGCGGACGCCAGAGCCGCCATGAGGGTGACGACCCTGGACTCCAGCGAGCTCAGCGTCAGGGCCTCGCCGATAGAGTAAAAACTAATTCGACCGGCGAAAAAGGTCGCGGCCGCCAGGTCACTGCGGGCGAACAAAACATAGTTTACGCTCACGGGTGTTCCTGACACTCTGCTGATTGTAAAGTTACTGCCATTGACGCGAGAGGTGTAACTGCTTGAGCTATTTCGAGAAACACCCTTAAAAGTTCCGGCGTTTATTGGCATCTCCGCACCAGCGGCGTCCTGAAAGTCGAGTCCATTTACGCATGAAGACGCACTGGCATTCCTAGTCCTGATTCCCGTAGAGCCAATGTCCGTGCTCGCTCCTCTGGCTGATAGCAAAAAGCTGCCGCCGTTGTCTGGAGTATTAGCGAAAACCGCCGCGTGGCGGTTGTTTTGAGGGTCGGCCGAATTGCTGCGGTTGGAGTTGATGTACCGGTTGGTTGTATTCCCCAGAAGGCCAGTCTTGCGGTTGTAATCAGCGGCGCTAAAGTTAAATGCGGTTGGCGCGGTTCCAACAAGCGGCACCAGGGCGCCAGCCAGAGTTCTCGCGCCGGCCAGAATGCAGCTTGCCTTTATTGCGCTCCAAGTGCCGTCAGCCTTGCAGCCAGCCACAAACGCATTGATTGCGTCCTTTGTCGTCGTCTCCAGGCTTTGCCCATCAGCCGTCTCCACCGCCGTGAGGTAGGCCTGCGCGTCGGTGTCGTAGGCGGCGACTGGCCGCCGCCTAGAAACAATCAGCATCTTGTTACCTCCGGTATACGGACCGCGGCGCCACTCATTGCGTGATTTCATTGGTCCACCCGGCGGACAAGTCGAACGCTTGGCCCGCCTGGATCTGCTGACGCAGCTCGGCGGCTCGCTCCATGTTGTCGAAGCCCGCGCTTACAAGCGCCTGATGGCGGGCCAGCAGGTCCTGCATGAAGCTCGATGCGGTGCCCTCTGCGTCGCGGCGGATCGCCTCAGCCAGCAGCACGCCCAGCATCGGATCTTCGTTGCTCGGATACAAGCGGGCGTTGGCCTGCAACCGCATCGCCTCCACCTGGTTCAGCAGCTCCTCCACGGGGCGCAGCCTCACCTCCAGCGCCTCTTCCCAGTTCCCAGCCGGGCCGCCCAGCTTCGGCTCGGCATGATCCACCGGCCCCCAGCTCGCCACCTCGTAGAACACCTGCGCGTCATACTCGCGCACCTTCGGGTCGCCCTTCAGGTAGTACTTTAGATCGGTGCCGTCATAGGGCAGGCCAAACAGGTTGGGCCAGCGGGTGCCGCCAGGGTTGGTGGCCGTCTCTCCTCGCAGGGGAACGAAGAGATCAACACTTTGCCCTTCCTGCGGGCCGGAGCCGACGTAGTAGCGCACGCCTGTTTCAGGGTTGGTGACGATGGTAGGAGCAGTCATGATCAAGCAGGGGATCGGGTGTACTCAATGATGCACTTGATGCCGGATGCACCAGTGCCCAGGCCAATCAGATCGACCCCTAGGCGGTCGCCAGCGGCCAACGACAAAACGCCAGCCGTGCCAGATAGCGATCCGACAGCGACTGAAGCGCCAGAAACAAGCGTTGTATTGGCGGAGAGTAAAGCTGTCTTCGCTCCTGCCGCAGTTCGCTTGTAAGCGCTAAGCGTTGTCGTGCTACTGCCTGTATTATCAATATGCGTGATAAACGTAATTTTTGTAACCGTTACCGCAAACGATAGCGGCAGGGATTCATCATAATTTGTGCGTGCCGTTGCGGTCTCGTCGCGATTGGAAATTGTGAAGATAATGCCATCGGCGATTGGTCCTAGGTCCGCGTAGGTGCTGCGGGCGTGGACGTGATCAATCCTTGCGGCATCGGGGCTGCTTCCGGCCGTTGCGGTAGCCCCCAGCGCTGCCGGGGCGGCGTTGCTGACCACCAGGCTGCTGGTGCCAGCGCCGATGGCTGTGCGGGCTGCTGCGGTATTGGCGGCAGTCAGGACGGCGCGGCCGATCGTTGTGCTGTCGCCGATGGCTGCTGCCGGCAGCCCTGTGGCGTTGGCAAGAGAGAGGCTCGATGGCGTGCCTCCAGCGCCGTTGAACAACACCGGAGCACCGGCTGAGCCCGTGGCAATTCCCAGGGCCGCGGCGATGCCGGTGCCGAAGCCGCTTATGCCGGTGGCCAGGGGCAGGCCTGTGGCATTGGTGAGGGTGCCGCTGCTGGGGGTGCCCAGGTCCCCGCCCTGAAAGTAGAGCAGGCCGGTGCCGGTTTCGTCGCTGATCACACCACGCAGCTGCGCCGAGGTGGTGGCCGCAAACTGGCTGAGTGGCTGAGTTGTCAGCGCGTCGCCGCCACCGCCACCGCCACCCCCACCGCCGGTGGCGGAAATCGTTTGGTTGGGCCACGTGCCGCTGATGCTGACATGGGCGCCCGCCACCAGGCCGGGAGTTGCGGTGCCGGTGCCGCCAGACGCCACGGGCAGGATTCCGGTCACCCCTGTGGTCAGCGGCAGGCCAGTGGCATTGGCGAGGGTGCCGCTGCTGGGGGTGCCCAGCGCTCCACCCAGGACCACCGGGGCTCCGGCTGAGCCGACGTTGGCGGCCAGAGCTGTGGCAACGCCGGTCCCTAAACCGGTGATGCTGCCAACGGCTGGGGTGATGGTGGCGGAGCTGGCCGCAGTGATCAGGCCCTTGGCATTGACAGTGACGACTCCGGCGGCGGTCGCTGAACCAAACGTTCCTACGTTTGCATTGACAGTTGCAAGAGTTAAAGCAGTTGAGCCGGTAGCGTCTCCGGTGTGGTTGGCGTTAGAAACAAGCCCGGAATAGAGGGTGTTTACTGCATTGTCCCCGGTGTTGGTGCCGCTGCTGGTACCAGAGAACGTGCCGCTCTGCGTGGCTAGGCTGCCAAGGCCTAGGCTTGTTCGTCCGGTGGTGGCGTCAAGACCCGTACTGCCGCCATCCCATCGCAGCCGCTCAGCAAATGCTGTGTTCCAGTTGGCCTGGCTGGAATCGAGGGGCAGGCTGTAGCCCGCAGCAAACGCCAGGGTGATATTGCCGCTGACTGTCACCGGTGAGCCGCTCACTGAGAAGCCCGTCGGGGCAACTAGGCCCACGCTGGTCACGGTGCCGGAGCCTCCGCCACCTCCACCGCCGGCAGCTGCGATGGATTGGTTTGGCCATGCGCCGGTGATCGTGACGTTGGCGCCTGCCACTAGGCCGGGGGCTGCGGTGCCGGTGCCACCGTTGGCCACGGGCAGGATCCCCGTCACGCCGGTGGCTAACGGCAAGCCCGTGGCGTTGGTGAGCGTGCCGCTGCTGGGGGTGCCCAGCGGCCCGCCGCTCGACACCTTGCCGTCCAAAGCCGCCTGAGTGGCCGTGCTGATCGGCTTGCTGGCGTCGCTGGTGTTATCGGCGTTGCCCAGCCCCACTGTCGCCTTGGTGGCCAGGGCGGCGATTGCGGAGGCGGCCACATCGCCCGTATTGATCGGCGCCGCCGTGCCGCTGCCGGAGCCCGCGCCAGTAGCCACGAAATAAACGCCGACCGTATTCGATGCCGCGCCGATTGCCGCAAAGTTGGTAGAGCCTACGGTGACAATTTGGTAGGCTTGATCTACAACAAATGCACCGGCCGTTACTGCCGCGCCAAGGCGGTCCACCGCGATC